CTCTGAACGTGTCTGGAACTTCGAATTTGGCGAATCTTGTCAGTTCCAATATATTTGGAGTGGCACTTTCAGGAACCTCACTGAATGTGTCAGGGACATCCAATCTCGCGAATATATTCACAAATAACCTTCAAGCTACAACTTCTATCCAACTGAATACACCAGTTACGTATCCAGTTCATTTTCCAGTTACACTCGGTGGTGCACTCTCAGATGAGACTACTACACTCACTACTGGAACCAAACTTACATTCAGAGCACCTTTCCCATTTACTATATCAGGAACCATACCGCCTCTATTTACATTGAATGCCAATTCAGCTTCATCAAATGTGACATTTAGCATTCTTAAAAACGGTTCGACTGTATATTCCGTAAATCCCAATGTTTCTTCTGTTTCAACATTCCTTTCTTCAAATGTTACGCCAGGAACTCTTATAGGAGGTTCAAATGCAATTGCATACCTTGACAAGATTGATATAACTATAGTAAGTATAGGATCTGGTACGCCCAACGGTGCTAAATGTACAATTTATTGTGATTAAGTATATCAGATGGGATCGAGACTGTTCTTTAACCCATATATATTTGCAAGCTTACCGGTACCGACATCCACGTACGGTTGGAGAGCATATGTTGATGCAGCCTCCAGCACGGATATAGGTTACTCTGTTGCCGTCGACAGCCAAAACAATGTATACCTCGTTGGTGGTAATGGCGCTGTATCCGCAACCGTATACAATTCAGCTGGTGCATCTTCTGGACTCACTGTGCCAACAAGTTCGGCGTTTATAGTTCAGTACTCACAGTCCGGTGCAGTCAACTGGAGGGCATACGTGAATGGCACAGGTACAGATGTAGGCAGATCAGTTGATACAGATTCATCAGGTAATGTATATCTAGCAGGTTTGAACGGAGCAGCTGTGGCAACCGTATTCGATTCAGGTGGTGTATCTTCTGGACTCACTGTTCCAATTGCTTCAGCTTTTCTAGTTCAGTACTCTTCTTCTGGAGCAGTCAACTGGAGAGCATATGTTGATGCAGCCTCCAGCACGGATATAGGATATGCTGTTGCTACAGATTCTTCAAGTAATGTATACCTTGTTGGTGGTAATGGCACTGTATCTGCAACCGTATTCAATTCAGCTGGTGTATCTTCTGGACTCACAGTCCCAACAAGTTCGGCGTTTATAGTTCAGTACTCTTCTTCGGGGGCAGTCAACTGGAGGGCATATGTAAATGGTACAGGTACAGATGTAGGCAGAGCAGTTGATACAGATTCGTCAGGTAATGTATATCTAGCAGGTTTGAACGGAGCAGCTGTGGCAACCGTATTCGATTCAGCTGGCGTATCTTCTGGACTCACTGTTCCAATTGCTTCAGCTTTTCTAGTTCAGTACTCTCCTTCTGGTGCAGTCAACTGGAGAGCATATGTTGATGCAGCCTCCAGCACGGATATAGGATATGCTGTTGCCGTCGACAGCCAAAACAATGTATATCTAGCAGGCGTGAACGGAGCAGCTGTGGCAACCGTATTCGATTCAGCTGGTGTATCTTCTGGACTCACAGTTCCAGTTGCTTCAGCATTTCTAGTCAAATACAGCTCGACTGGGGGTGTCTTGTGGAGAGCATATGTAGACCACGCGGGTACAACAGACTCTGCATTCGGAGTTGCAGTTGATTCGCTCGATAATGTTTATATAACGGGTACGAATGCATCTAATGGGACATCTACGAAGATTTTCAATTCAAATGTATACGGTACAACATGGTCGAATGTGACATTGTCAGTACAGACTGCATTCATAGTGAAATATGATTCAACTGGTAAATATGTATGGAATTCACAAGTCGACTGTAATAGTAGCACGAGTGCAGATATTGGCTACGGAATAACAACAGATCCACTAAATAACGTATATATTGTAGGAACCAATCCAGTTGCAGCAAATATTTATAATTCAAGTGATATTATTAGCCCTTTGTACCTGCCTACAAGTTCATCATTCATTGTAAAGTATAATTCGGCTGGTGAAATAGATGATCAATCTTCGTTTAAAAGATGGCCACCAGTGGATATACCATACGCGAGTTGGGCAGGATCTTCGCCTTCATTTTCATATACAATGTCAGGTCAGTTGTATGGAAATGGTGTATATAATATAACCTCAACTGCACCAGGTACTACCGGATATGATACGAGAACCTTATTCGATAACTCAGTTGTATGGGATAATTCAATTGGATACGTACGATCAACCACGCCAGCATTCATACAAATCCAATTTCCTTCCGCAGTAGTTATACGAATATACGGTATTTATCCAGCGTTGGGTTATGCTGGATTCACTGCATGGACGTTTGATGGCTCAGATAATGGATCGTCCTGGACAACTCTCGACACGAAGAGCTCACAGGATTACGCAAGCAAAGGTGGAGGATGGTGGTCATATGTGAATAATGTAACCGCGTTTAGTTATTATCGTATAAATTTTACAGCGCCAGCATCTGGAAACTTTTATTTACGAAATTGGAGAATGTACCAGGCGAATGCACCGATAGATTACCCATTGTCTTCACTCACAAATGATACAACTCTAGCGTCTAGCGTTATAAGCAACCCATTACTTTTCAATGCATTCGATAACAATACTTCTACATTCTTAAATCTCAATTCTTCCAATTATAGCACCACATCACCCTATGCTTATACAGGCACAATATCTACAACCGTATCTGGTAACACAATATTCGGAGATTGGGTGAGTATAATACTTCCAAACGCAATACGTCTAACTTCATATAGAATAACACCCAGAAACGATGCAAGTTTTGGCCAGACTCCAAGATCTTGGATGATTGCAGGATCAAACGACGGTACTACTTGGGCTTCTCTTGACGAAAGATCAACTATTGTTTGGACACAGGGGCAGACGCAGTTTTTTACAGTTTCAACCGTATTACCTGATTATGCAAGATATCGGATTATCATACGAGCATCACTAGACCCATTTCCAGCCATTGCAGAATGGAAATTATCTGGTATTTAATCGTGTCTTTTTTCCACCGATATATATAGGTGAGATGAAGCATTGGGGACCAGACCTATGGTCATTTATTCATGTGACCTGCCTTACATGTAAACCTTCAACAGCTCGGAAAGTACTTTACGGTATAGTCAGTGTTCTACCGTGTGATCAGTGCCAAACACACTATCGAATGTATCTAGCATCCGTTCCTCCTTCTGGTAATCTATTCAAGTGGTCAGTCGATTGTCATAACTGGATCAACATAAGACTCGGAAAACCCATATTTAGCTACGACCAAGCTCTCCGAAAATACTCGTAGATGACAATAGATGGCGTCTGCCACATCGCCAATCATCTATGCAAGCACACTGAATGTTTTTGCCACAACAAACACTGCAAACCTCTCAGCAGAAACGATTGTGGCGAGCAACATTCAGAGCACCTCAGGATCCATCTCAGGTCTCAGTTCACTCGAAGTAACCGGTCCAGTCGACATTCAAGGACCAACCATCGTAAACAATCAGCTCCAGGTTGCTGGTCTCACTACATTCACAGGTCTAGTCACTGGCCAGACTATCGAATGCATAGAACTCAGGACGACAAACTTTACTGCAACTGGAGCAAGCGCCATAACAACCACTGACGTCACGACAACAAACATGATAACAGACGATCTCGTCGCACAAACTGCATCCATCGGAGAATTCACATCCATGATAATAGCCCCAACCGCAAACATTACCCTAGCAAACATAGCAAGTCTAAACGTATCAGGGACTGCAAATATTTCAGACATTGACATTCAGACTATAAACGTACTCAGTGCGAACGTAACAGGTACACTATCAGTATCTGGTACCACAAAATTCCAATCTGTAAACTGCACAAGCATCAACATCACTGGTGGTATTGACATTAACAAGACGGTATTCAATGTCATCAATGTATCGGACGCAAACATAGCAGGAGGTGCAGCTAACCTTTCTTTCGCAAACGTAATAAATTTTTCTGCACAAAACTTTGCAGTATCCGGTGCATTCACCTTCCCACCTGTATCAGTCATGACAACTGCAAACATTGCGGACGCTAACATTGCCGCAGGCGCAGCCGTTTTTTCAAATCTGGTAGCCTCAAATGTAACCATACTGTCATCACCATCAATCACAACATCATCTGCAACCATAGCAGGTGGCACAGCAACACTTGCTCAAGGTACAATCACAAACCTTACAGTACTCAACAGGGCCACAATAGCCTCCGCAAATGTATCTGGAACATCAAACCTTGCAAATATTGTCAGCTCCAATATACTCGGAAGTGCACTCACAGGTACAGTGATCACAGGGTCTTCACTAAACGTGACAGGTACTTCAAACCTTGCAAATCTTGTCAGCTCCAACATATTTGGAGATGTAGTCAGAGGTACTGGTCTCATTGGATCCTCACTGAATGTGTCTGGCACATCTAATCTGGTAACAGTCACAGGAACCTCTCTGAATGTGTCTGGGACAAGTAATCTGGTGACCGTATCTGGGTCTTCATTGAACGTATCTGGTACGAGTAACCTTGCAAACCTGGTGAGTTCCAATATATTTGGGTCGGTACTCACAGGTACAACAGTCACTGGTTCCTCTCTGAATGTGTCTGGAACAAGTAATCTTGTGACCGTAACAGGATCTTCCATGAATGTCTCTGGAACTTCTAATCTGGTAACTGTAACAGGGTCTACACTGAATGTGTCCGGGGCCAGTAACCTTGCAAACCTGGTGAGTTCCAATATTTTTGGTTCGATCGTCAGAGCATCTGGGTTCACTGGAACATCTCTGAATGTGTCTGGTACATCTAACCTTGTGACCGTAACAGGATCTTCACTGAACGTATCTGGGACTTCAAATCTTGCAAACATTGTCAGCTCCAACATATTTGGAGATGTAATCAGAGGTACAGTGATCACAGGGTCTTCGTTGAATGTGACGGGTACCAGTAACCTTGCAAATATTGTAGGATCAAATATATTTGGAGGGTCACTTGCAGGTACAACAGTAAATGGGGCTTCTTTGAATGTGTCTGGGACCAGTAACCTTGCAAATCTAGTCAGCTCCAACATATTTGGATCTTCACTTGCAGGTACAGTCCTCACAGGAACATCACTGAATGTGTCTGGGACGAGTAACCTTGCAAATCTGGTGAGCTCAAACATATTTGGGTTGGCACTTGCAGGTACCTCACTGAATGTAGCAGGGACCAGTAACTTTGTGACAGTCACTGGTGGGTCACTGAATGTTTCTGGGACTAGTAATCTGGTGACCGTAACTGGGACTTCACTGAATATAGCTGGGACTTCGAATCTGGCCAACTTGGTCAGTTCAAATATTGTGGCTGGAAGTGCTGTTATAGGTACTCTCGTATTCACACAGGGGCAGACATTTCAGAATGTTCTGACTGTAAACAACACAGCGTCTATAGTAAATTTGTTTGTTTCTAATTCAGTCACAGTCACAAATGTCTCTTCGAGTGCCATTTCAACTGCGTCTCTTAATGTATCCGGAACTGCAAACCTGACGAATATATCACTCTCGAGTATTTCACCAACCTCACTGAATGTAGCTGGTACATCCAACCTGACGACACTTGCAGTTGGTACTCTGACATATACAGGACCTATAACTGCAACCAGCATAACAGGGTCTTCACTAAATGTGGCTGGGACCAGTAACCTTGCAAACCTGGTGAGTTCCAATATATTTGGATCGATAGTTACAGGTACAGTGATCACAGGGTCTTCACTGAATGTGACGGGTACGAGTAACCTTGCAAACCTGGTGAGTTCCAATATATTTGGATCGGTACTTGCAGGTACAACAGTCACTGGAACCTCACTGAATGTATCAGGAACCAGTAACTTGGTCACTGTCACTGGTGGGTCCCTGAATGTGTCTGGAACTAGTAATCTGGTAACAGTCACTAGTGGGTCCCTGAATGTGTCTGGAACAAGCAACCTATCTACAATTGCAGTTGGGACATTGAATTACGCGGGACCATTGAGTATATCAACACTGAATGTTTCAGGAACATCTAATCTATCAGGTATTCTTTCTGGATCTTCAATGAACCTTACAGGGACTGCAAACATTGCAAATCTTGTAACATCCAACCTTGGGTTTTCTGGTGGTCTTGCAGCACCGAGCTACACAGGAGGGTCTCTGAATATAACAGGGACATCGAACCTGGCAAACCTGGTGAGTTCCAATATATTTGGTGGGATCATAGGGGCAACAGACATTAATGGAACCTCGCTGAATATAACAGGCACTTCAAACCTCTCAAACATTGTCAGTTCAAATATATTTGGTACCATAGTCAGATCCACTGCACTCACTGGATCGGCACTGAATGTTTCTGGGGCATCTAATCTTTTCAGTCTCACAACTACACAACTTGGTGTGAATGGTGCAACCAGTCTGATTACGATTAATGCGTCTGGAACAAGTAACCTGAGTACCCTTGTCGTACCTGGTACAACCACTTTTGGGTCTGATGTATATGGTATACCCCTTCACACAACCATAGCGTGCTCTGCAGAAAATGGATCTGTAAAGATTGATGGATCTGCCGTTTCAACTATAACAGCCCCTGTAAACATGCTCATAACAGGTACAAGAGCATATCTGGTGAATACAAATCCAACTGCTACACTGACTATAAATGTTTTACACGGATCTTCACTCGCTTCATTGACTTCCATTTATTCAGGGGTTTCCTACATGACTGTTGGTGCGAATCAACCAGTCTCGTGGACAGGAACAGGATCGTCAGGTGGTACACTTTCAACTCTGTCAGGTGTTTCCGTGTCTCAAGGTCATTATATTAGGATCACTTCAACAGGAAGTGGAACCGCGCCGAAAGGTCTCAAAGTTATACTCTATTACAAACAGATACCTTAGGTATAATAAGAACCAGTCGGTCCAAATTTAGTTACAAATGCTGAAGTCCCTGTAGGTAACGCTCCAAGAATCAATCCAGTTTCTGTTTTTATTGTTGGGGTTCCATTGTTGTCACCACCAATATATACGTTCCCAGAAGAATCAGCTGTTACAGAGTACCCGATGACAGATAAAGTATCATCAATTATCCTAGAGTATTGGTATGTTCCAGCAGAATTAAACTTTGAACAAAAACCTGTTCCTCCCGAGCTCGCAGGTAGAGTAGCTACACTTGTTGAAACATTCGAGCTATTCACAAACTTTATTGTTGGGGTTCCATTGTAATATCCAGCAAGATATACGTTCCCAGAAGAATCAGTTGTTACAGAGAACCCGACGTCACTCGCAGACGAAGAATCTACAACGAAGGAAAATTGGTAAGTCCCAGCAGAATTGAACTTTGAACTGAAGGCGGTGTTTAAGGTACCTGAGCTCACAGGTAGAGTAGCTACACTTGTTGAAACATTAGAACTGTTTACAAACTTTATTGTTGGGGTTCCATCATAGTCTCCAGCAAGATATACATTATCAGACGAATCGACTGTTACAGAGTATCCACCGTCATTACCAACTGAATCTACAACGAAGGAATATTGGTAGGTTCCAGCAGAATTGAACTTTGAACAGAAGACTGCTGTTCCTCCAGAGTCAGCAGGTATAGTAGCTACACTTGTTGAAACGTTCGAACTATTCACAAACTTTATTGTTGGGGTTCCATTGTATTCTCCAGCAAGATATACGTTCCCAGAAGAATCAGTTGTTAATCCGCGCCCGATTTCAGCTCCAGCAGAATCTACAACGAAAGAGTGTTGGTAAGTCCCAGTAGAATTGAACTTTGAACAGAAGGCTGCCGCATCTGAACTCGCAGGTAGAGTCGCTACGCTTGTTGAAACATTAGAACTGTTTACAAACTTTATCGTCGGGGTTCCAGCATATTGTCCACCAATGTATACGTTCCCAGAAGAATCAGTTGTTACAGAATTTCCTCTGTCAGTTCCTGCCGAATCTACAACAAAAGAGTATTGGTAGGTTCCAGCAGAATTGAACTTTGAACAGAAGACTCCTGTTCCTCCTGAACTCGCAGGTAGAGTCGCTACACTTGTTGAAACATTAGAACTGTTCACAAACTTTATCGTTGGGGTTCCACTGTATCCACCAGAAAGATATGTATTACCAGACGAATCGGTTGTTACAGAGTATCCGATTTCAGCACCAGTAGAATCTACAACGAAAGAGTATTGATATGTTCCAGAAGAATTAAACTTTGAACAGAAGGCTGCTGTTGATCCATCGTCTGCCGGTAAAGTCGCTATATTTGTGGCTACATTCGAGCTGTTTACAAACTTTATTGTTGGGGTTCCATCGTATTCACCGACAATATATATATTATCAGAAGGATCGTTTGTTACTCCCCACGTTATATCATTTCCTGTAGAATCTACTACTATCGAATAAGAAGACACGTCTAAATTAGGAGTATACGATCCATCTATATCGAATTTCAATAAAAATGCACAATTTAAAGAACTGCCAGGCAGAGTTGACACATTGGTTGAAACATTAGAACTGTTCACAAACTTTATTGTTGGTGTACCGATGTATTCACCAGAAATATATAAGTTATCAAAAGAATCAGCTGTTAATCCCCGTGATATATCTGTTCCAGTAGAATCAATAACGATAGAGTATTGGTAGGTTCCAGCAGAATTAAACTTTGAACAGACGGCTGCTGTTCCTGAACTCGCAGGTAGAGTCGCCACATTTGTTGAAACATTCGAGCTGTTTACAAATTGTACAGTTGGAGTTCCATTGTACGAACCAGCAACATATACATTATCAGATGAATCTGTTGTTACAGCGTATCCTATATCATTTCCAGAAGCATCTACTACAAAAGAGTATTGGTAGGTTCCAGAAGAATTAAACTTTGAACAGAAGGCTGCTGTTCCTGAACTCGCAGGTAGAGTAGCTACACTTGTGGAAACATTCGAGCTATTCACAAACTTTATCGTTGGGGTTCCATTGTAATATGCATTAAGGTACAGATTACCAGATGAATCAGTTGTTACAGAGTTTCCTATATCAGTTCCTGAAGAATCTACAACGAAAGAGTATTGGTAGGTTCCAGAAGAATTAAACTTTGAACAGAAGGCTGCAATACCTGAGCTTACAGGTAGAGTCGCTACACTTGTCGAAACATTAGAACTGTTTACAAACTTTATTGTTGGGGTTCCATTGTATTCTCCAGCAAGATATACATTATCAGACGAATCGGTTGTTACAGAGTTTCCGGTATCATTTCCAGCAGAATCAACAACGAAGGAATATTGGTAGGTTCCAGCAGAATTAAACTTTGAACAGAAGGCTGCCAATGCCGTACTCGCAGGTAGAGTAGCTACACTTGTGGCTACATTCGAGCTATTCACAAACTTTATTGTTGGGGTTCCAGCATATTCACCACCAATGTATACGTTCCCAGAAGAATCAGCTGTTACAGAGTTTCCAATATCAAATCCAGCAGAATCTACAACGAAAGAATATTGGTAAGTTCCAGTAGAATTGAACTTTGAACAGAATGCTGCAACTCCTGAACTCACGGGTAGAGTAGCTACACTTGTGGAAAAATTCGAGCTGTTTACAAATTGTACTGTTGGGGTTCCATCGTACTGTCCAGATATATATAGATTATCAGACAAATCTGTTGTTACAGAGTATCCTATATCATTTCCTGCAGAATCTACAACGAAAGAGTATTGATAGATCCCTTCAGAATTGAACTTTGAACAGAAGGCTGCCGTTCCCGAACTCACAGGAAGATTGCCTACGAAACCTCCGAATTGATCACTTATGGATGGCGTTCCAGAATACTGTCCAGCAAGATATATATTGTCAGATGAGTCAGTTGTTACAGAGAATCCAATATCATTCCCAGTACCATCAATTATCCTAGCAAACTGAGGGGTCACAGTCAACTCGTACGTATATGCATCAATGACGTCAGTCATCTTACAGTGAGCCCGAATTTCTTTTTGATGATAGATTTCGCACCAGTAAGTGTCGGAGAAGACCACAAGAGCCAACGAGACCAGAACCCTGGTGTCTTTGGGTCGTTCCAATTTTCACGTGATCTGTGCCTCGTGAGATAACGCTGCATACGCGCAGGGTCCTTATGAACAGTGTAGTCAGAGTATCCCTTGGCACCAAACTTGACAGTCTTTCCATCAGGAAATTCCACCTGATACTTTTTAGGACCAGTCGAAAGTTTCTTTAAGGCGACCTTCACCATCTCTTAGAATGGTATACGTTTTGAAATCTGGACAACCAGGAATATAGTCAAGAGGTTAATGACAAGTATACCAATAAGATAAGGGGTGAACTCTTTGAGAACCAAAGAAAACACCTGCTTACTGATAGGACCATCATCCGTTTCTGAATCCGAATCCATGGATAGATTCTTGAAACTCGACAAGCAAAAAACCAAGAGAGGCCCCCGCACTGAATGGCTCGAAGACTTGGTAAAGACTCATGGAAAGGTTTTCATATGGGGAAAGTCTGGTATTGGAAAGACTTGGACCGCAAAGAGTCTGACTCTCGACGGATCCCTGACCATATTCGACGACGACGATGATTTTTCTGTAGAAGTTTCAACCAAATACGCATTGTATATCGGTAACAACTCCTCACAGTGCCCAGAAGGTATACCTTCATTCGAGTACGTGCCATGGACATCTTCTGAAACTCTCAGGGGTTCTGCCGGTATGTTTGGAACCCTCGATACATATGAAGAACCATCAGATATCGTGAGACGTCTATTACGCGGTGAAAGATTTGAAATACCAGACATTGCTGAAAGAGGGTATATGTATGCTCTGATACATGAGAATCACAAGACGTGTGACGTTAGAGTTCTGGAGGCACTTTCAAATGCAGACATATTCGACACATACATCTACAAGAACAGCGACTGGGCATACACAAACTATTTTGTATCAGAGGGTCTATTGAAACCATCATATATCATAGATCCGGTGAATGCCACTGACCTTGTTCCAGGGTCACTATGGACAAAGCACCAAAACATGTGCATGCGGAGAAAACGACTAAAAGCTCTTTACCAAAAAGGATTCACAATGGATCATCTTCCATTGATCAGGGATCATTTGAATGAGGGGGTTATTCATCCAAGCCTTGAGGTTCAAGACATTGATATATTAAACCATGTTTGCAAGATTAAACGGGCACAGTCACTTAAGAAACAAATCAGAGAGCGAAGCGGAAGATGAGACTCCAGGTGTATACACAAGGGTGATTGGAAATGAGGTTTACTTTTATGGAGAGGTTTCGCAAGAATCTGTACTAGAGCTGAACATTACTCTAAAAACTCTGCAGAGGGACCTTCTCATTAAATATGCAGAGATTGGACTTGAGGAATCTCCAACAATCAAACTATACATACACAGTGAGGGAGGGTGTGTATTTGCAGGTCTGTCTGCAATGGATCATATTCGTACGATGAAAATTCCAGTCACTACAATTGTTGACGGGGTGTGCTGTAGTGCAGCAACATTCATACTCCTCGGTGGAAAAAAACGACTCATGAAAGAAAACTCGTTCGTTCTAATTCATCAGTTGTCGAATACATTTTGGGGAAAGTTTGAGGAGCTCAAGGATGAGATGGAGACTGTGACAAAGCTCATGGAGCACATCAAGAACCTTTACCGAAAGAACACAACACTGTCAGAGACGAAATTGAAGAGGCTTATGAAGAGGGATGTCTATCTTGATGGTGACGAGTGCATAAGGTACAATATTGTTGAGGGGACTATTTAGAAAGTTGCACTACCTATTGAATTACCCAAACTATCATAAAACTGAATACTTTTATTACGATAGTCTCCTATCGAAATAGACGTTAAAGACACAGGAATACTTACTTGATTAGGACCAGATGTTACATTTGGTATATTAGTTGATTGATTTATATTTGTACCGCCAGAAACACTTCCTGTAGCAATAAGGTTGGCTCTAACATTATTTAAATTTTGAGAACTATTAAAAGTAAACCCTACGTGTGAATTTGAAGAACTTATTGCAAGTATAGCTGATATAACTGATGGACCAGGGGTTCTTGCAGGTCATGGAGCAATGGGACCTGTATTTACAGAAAGAAGCGTAATATCTGTCAGATTAGTTACCGTTGCGAAAGGGCTTGTAGCAAGCTTATTCCCAAACGTATCCACAAAGTATCCGTAGAAATTGAATGGTGAGTCCGGTAGGCTCGTTATTCTCAGTATTCTATCGCCTGTTCCTATGCGAATATGTGTATATCCGGTAGCTGTTATCCCCCACGTGCTTATAAA